TTTATTGACCCAAGAGATCGGGTCACAGCTTACTGTGTCCCGCGCAGAGTGAACACCAATGACGTTAGGATTTATGATGATTAAAATGTCATACGTTCTTGCATACATATTAGCCAGCCAAGCGATAGCAGCAGAACCAAAGATGACAACTTGTCGCTTGGCGGCGATGGAAAAATTAAGCACAACAGAGGTTTTATGCTTCTATGTCGGAGCGCAAAATACGGAAGAAAGCCACGTTAGTGGGTTAACCGTAGGCTGTATGCCTCAGTATCAATGCGAATATAATCCTAAACCGCCAGGCATGAGCCTTAAAGACACATTAAATTCAATCAAAGAGGCGATGCAGTGAACCGCCTGATTATTGGTGCTGACGATTACTTAAAAGGCTGGGCAGCTAAAATTATTGGAATAGATGGGTTCGGCCCCTCTACAGCAATCGGCGTTGAGCGCGATGGCAAGATCATCTGCGCTGCTGTTTATCATGATTTACGAGACGGGCAGATCGAGGCGTCAATAGCTGCATCCTCCCGGCGCTGGGCAAATCGGTCTGTCCTGCACGCGCTGTTCGCCTATCCGTTCAATCAGGTAGGCGCTCACAGGCTGCTAGTGACATGCAATGAGGCTAACGAAAAAGCTATGAAGATGAATAGCCAGCTTGGGTTTATCCAAGAGGGCAGACTGCGCCAAATGTATGCGCCGCATGATGCGGTCATTTGGGGAATGTTAAAGGATGAATGTAAATGGATAAAGGGTCAAAATAATGGGCAAATCCTCACCGTCAGCGCCACCAGCGCCTGATCCCAATGAACTGATAAACGCTCAGTCTAACGCTAATCGGATCACTCAATACACGCCTTATGGCAATTTGCTATTCGGATCAGTAGGTGACCAAGGTCAGTTTGTGCAAGGTCAAGTTCCTGATGACGGACAAGCTGCTGCATTTACGCAAGAAACGCCGTTTCAGGCACAGATGCGTGCAGCTTCCGAAGGCACTGGTTTAGGCCTTGGCAACGTAGCGTTTGACCGTATTTCTGGCCGTACAGTCACAGGCCAAAACCCTGATGGTTCGCCAATCTATGAAGCTGATCCTGATTTCCAGAACCCTTTTAGAACAGCGCCTACGTTGTCAGGCGTATCGGCATCACAAAACATTGACCCGACTACTGGCCTGCCTGCCTTCCAAAGCAGCATTACTAGTCCGACAGCAATGCCGACTAGCCTTGATACTAGCGGCCTCACAGCCCTACAAAGTGACCCAGAGGCGTTTAGAAGCAACATAGAACAGACGCTGTATAACCGTCAGCTAGGACTGTTACAGCCAGAATTTACACGCCAGCGGGAAGATTTAGAACAGAACCTTGCTGATCGCGGTATTCCAATTACCTCAGAGGCTTATAACTCAGCCATCAATCGCTTTGAAACACAGCAAGGCGAACAGCTTGGAAGGCTTGCACAGCAGGCTACATTGGCGGCTGGTCAGGAATCTGATCGACTGGTTAATCAGGCAAGGCAAGCCCGGCAACAGCAGTTTGGTGAGCGTGCGGCGGCTGGTGAGTTTGGCTTGGCGGCACAAGGCCAAGGCTTTGGTCAGGCATCAGCTAATGCACAACTGGCTAATGCCGCAAGACAGGACACTGTGGCTAACCAGTTACTGTCTAATCAGATTGCTAATCAAAACCGTTCTCGCCAGATTGCAGAACGCAATGCACTACGCGGTCAAAACTTTAACGAACTGGCAGCATTGCTAGGCGGCCCACAAGTACAACAAGCATCGTTCTTTGCACCTGGCGCTGTAGATACACAAGGCGCCTATGGCGCACAGATGGCAGCGCAACAGAACGCCTATAATCAGGCGATGCAAAATCAATCAGCAAACTTAGGCGGTCTGTTTGGGTTGGCTGGCAACCTCGGCGCAGCTTACATGCTTGGTTAGGAGTAGGAAATGGCACTAAATCCAAGGCAAATGCTAGGGCTAGGTAACACACGCCCTTCAATGCAGTATCAGCAGCTAAATCAGGCGTTTCAGTCTGATCCACGCCGTATGCTAGGCCAGACGCTCATGGGGCAGGGTGCTAGTTCTGCGCCTGTTAGAACGCCGTTGCAGGGGCTTGGCAGGCTGTCGAGCGCATTGGTGGGTGCTTACCTACAGCGCAAAGCTGGTGATGCCCAGGTTGCGCGTGAAACTGAAATGACAAACCAAATTATTGGAATGTTGCCAGCTAATGCAACGGCGCAACAACGTGCCTTTGCGGCAGCTAACCCAGCGGCATTTGCTCAAATAGCTGGACAAGCGCAGTTTATGCCGACTAACGCAGCGTTTGTGAGGCCAGCAGAGGGCGGCGGCACACTTTATGGAACAAGATCAACATCACCTTTCGGCCCATCATCAGAAACTGTGTCTGGGTTTTCGGCAGCACCAAAGCCAATCAAGCCTGATGTAATTACTTTTGTAAACGAGCAAAACAACGCTCAATCTCTAAGAACTAATGACCCTGATTTTAATGTTAAAGCTGATAGGCTGCTTGCCGCTGGATACACAGAGCGTCAAGGTGGCGGCACAAATGTATCTGTAAATCCAGAGGTAAATATTGCTAATGCTGCTAGGGAAGCTGGCGAAACTGAATTTGCTAAAGGTATGGCAAAGGGGCAAATTGGTTTGCTAAATGATCTTACTAAACAAGCAAGTTTAGCCTCAGAAAATGAGGATGCAATCAATTCAATTTTGACTTTATACAATCGCACTGAATCAGAAGGGTTTGATATAAATCAATTAACAGGGCCGGGTACCGAATTTAAATTGGAACTAAAAGAAACTCTCGCGACTATCGGTGGATTGTTTAGCTTTGATTATGATGAGTTGGGTATTGATGTTGACAAAATCACAGACCAGCAAACGTTGAGAGCCGCTTTTAACGAACTTAGCTTAGAAATGACCAAAAAGTTAAGAGGTGCGATTTCAGAGAAAGAGTTAACAGTGGCCACTCGCGCCACAGCAAACTTTGGTAACACGCCAGAAGCTAATAGAATGATTTTGTTAATACAAAAAGGCGCTGCTGCAAAAGCAAGGGCAACTGAAAATGAGGCTTTTCGTTATATTTACGGCGATGGCACAGAACAGAACAAAGGCAACGGCAATTTAGGCCCCGGTACGATGGACGGAAAAAAATATAACAGTTTTCAACAGTACCAACGTGAATTTGTTAAACAAGACGATGAATTTGCCATCAAACAAGTTGTGCCTGAAATTAATTCAATTAGCGAAATGAAAGCATTAGTCAAAATATCTGGCGGCTTAAATAATTTATCAGATGAAACTATAGCGTTGATGGATGAAAGGTTGGCACAGTTATAATGAGTACAGAAGCTAGAAAACGTTTATCAGCAGCTTTAGATGCTGCCCCAGAAACTGAGCAAGCCGCTAGTGGTAGCGCTTTTACTGATTATAGCCGTGCTGGCGCACAGGGGCTGACTTTTGGTTTTGCTGATGAAATTGAGGCGGCGGTCAGATCAGCATTTGATAGCGGTAAAACCTATGCAGAGGTGGTCAAGGATGTTCGCGGCCAAATAGACAGCTTTAGACAGCGTAACCCCGGTGCAGCATATGGCACAGAGATTGCTGGTGCCATACTGCCAACTATTGCAGCGCAGTTTATTCCGGGTGTCGGTCAAGTTGCCACGGCTGGCAGGGCGCAACAGATTGCCAAGGCTGCTGGCTTTGGGTTTTTAAACCCTGCTGGGGTCAGAACAGCGCAAGTTGCAGGCACAAGCGGCGCACAAAGTGCGTTATATGGGCTTGGCGCAGCAGAGGGTAATCTTGCAGAGCGTTTGCCAAGTGCGGCAGCATCAGGCGCTATTGGCGCTGTAGCAGGGCCAGTGGTGGACAAGGTAGCGCCAGCTATTACGGCAGGGGCGGCTGATCTAATTAAAAGAGGTGTGGCGCTTACACCTGGCCAATCTGTAGGCGGCTCAAGCCTACTTGGTACAGCATTGCAACGCACTGAAGAAAGAGTTGCCGACACAGTGCCGCTGCTTGGTGATGCAGTGCGTGTGGCTTTTGATCGCGCTAATGCAGGTTTTAACAGGGCAACAGTCGCAGAGGCACTAGGGCCACTTGTTAAAAGCATACCAAAGAACCTTGAAGGCAAAGAACTTATTGGCTATGGGCAGCGGGTAATTGGCAATGCTTACAATACCACTTTAAGCAAAATGAAAATAGAAAATGTAATGCCCCTTGCGTCAGAAATGGACACTATTACTAAAGACTTAGCAGACGATATTGCAAAAGACGTACAAAACCGCGTTTCAACGTACATTACAAAGAAATTTAAAACTGGCGCAATGTCTGGGCAAGATATTAAAAAAGCACAAACGCTGTTGCGTAGAGACATTATGCGTTTGCGTAAAGAGGGCAGTGAAGTCGGTGCGCGTAAAGCTGATGCCCTTGAGGATATTAAAAACGTATTTAGTGCAGAGTTACAAAAACAAAATCCAGTGCAAGGGCCAAAGTTAAACCAAGTTGATAAGGCTTATGGTCAATTTGAAATCGTGCGTAATGCAGAATTGCGCCGTAAAACGACAGATGGGTTCTTGCCTGGTGACTTGTTACAATCGGTTGCAAAAGGCGATCCAACAAAACGGCAGTCACAGTTTTCTGCTGGCCAAGCACGGATGCAAAATTTAGCAGCAAATGCTCAACAAGTTATGGGCAACATGACACCAAACACAGGCACAGCGGCACGATTAAATGCAACAAAAATGGCGGCTGGTGTTGGTGGTGGTGGCGCCTTAACGCAAGCTGATCCTATAACTATTGGTGCAACATTAGCTTCACCATTAGCCTATTCGCCAGCAGGAGTTCCAATAGCCAGATACGGAGTGGCAGGGGCTGGCGGGTTAGCGCGAGGCGCAGTGCCAGTAGCAGCGGCAAACACAACAGAAATGAGCCGCCAAATGTTAGCAGATATTTTGAGGCGATAAGTGGCCCAGAAAAAGTTTCAGAAAGATTCCAAATTCAGCAATTGGGATTTGGATGGCGATGGCGTTGTAACAGACGCTGAAGTACAGCACTCCAAAGAAATCAAGAAAATTGAGACAGAACTGCGTAAGAACCTAGCACAGCTACGAATGGCTAGGTTTACGTTAGTCGCTATGGGCGCCTTCACACTGGCCATGTTCTTTGTGCCTATTGAGCGCGTTGAGGCATTGGCTGACATTAGCAACCTTTTTTACATATCAGGTGCAGGCATCGTTGGCGGTTACATGACCACCACGGCCTGGATGGCGAGGAAATAAAATGCTTGGAGTTCTTGCGTCCATATTGGGCAACGGCGATGTTATCAAAAAAGGCATGGACTTAATTGATGATGTCCACAGTTCTGATGAAGAAATGGAGCGCGTAAAAGCGCAGGCTAAAATTGACACGATGAAAGCCTATGCGCCGTTTAAAGTAGCGCAGCGTTATTTGGCATTAATGTTCACTGGCACGTTTCTTATATCGTTTTTTATTGTGCTTGTGATGACCTTAATGGGTCAGGCCAACATTCCTGAAATCAAACAAGTAATTGACGATTTTTATGTTGGCGAGGCAATGCTGACTATTTTGGCATTTTATTTTGGCGGCGGTATGCTTGAGGGCGTGGTTGGCAAAGTGAAGGAAAAGAAATGAGACTTTCACAAAACTTCACACTTTCAGAATTGTGTAAAAGCCAGACTGCCGAGCGTAAAGGCTTTTTAAATCTGCCAGATACTGACCAGATAGAGGCCTTAGAAAAGTTATGTGCCTATA